TGATCGTCGTCGAACGCAACAACCACGGACTGGTCACTTTACGATCCCTACTGGATAAGCATCACTACACGAATCTATACAACGAGATGCGGCTAGATGAACGGGGTCAGAAACGTACCAAACGGGTGGGCTTCCTAACAACGCTGAAAACCCGGCCCCAACTCGTAGACACGATTCGTGAGCTACTACGGGAAGAAGAGATAACGCTGAAAAGCCGGGTGCTTGTTGATGAACTGATGACGTTTGTAACTCTCCCGAACGGTAAGGAGGCAGCAAACACGGGTGCCCATGATGACTGTGTGTTTGCCCTCGGGCTAGCTTGCTGGGGCCTGACAAGACATCCAGCTACCGGAAGAAGAGGACCACTACTACCAGAGTACTCTTCCAGAAAGAACGAATACCGACACTACGTCCATGTCTAATATCCAACACCTAGTAGCCGAATGGCGTGAGCTTATTTCAGAGAAGCAGGAAGAAACTTTCTCTTCTTTTGAACTCATCGAAATAAACGAAAGAATCGCAGAAGCTTTGTTAGACACTTTACACGAATTGGAGACAGACCTTGATTGACGTATCACCAATAGCAGATCCGGGTACTCCTCCCCCTCCCCCAGAAGACTCGGAATACAACCAAGAAGATCAGCTAGCAACCCTGATTCGCAACAAGTTTGAAGAGTCTCGAGACTATCGTCGCAATATCGAGAATGAACGGTGGCTTCCCGGGGAAGATGCCTACAACGGGATCTATGTGGAAGAACTCCGTAAAGAGTCGGGCAGGAACGCACCTTACATGAACTTGACCAGAAGGGAGGTGACCTCGGCTCATATCAAGATCAACGGAATGTTGTTTCAAAATAACAAGATTCCGTTTTCGGTGGTTCCTGCTCGTACTCCTAAGTTTATTCCTGCAGATATCCACCAGATGGCTGAAGGAATGCCGATGATGTCGGACAAAGAGAAGTCGGAATATATCAAGGAACTCAGTACTCATCTTCCCGTCCACCAGATCCTTCGGGACCGTGCCCAGAACATGGAAGATCGAATACGAGACATTCTCGATCAGACAGATTTTACGACAGAGATTGGTAGAGCCATCCACGAGATGATCTTGCATGGTACTGGGGTATTGAAGTCTCCCGTGTTAATTCGTAGGAACTACCCGGTTTACTCCGGTAAGTTCTCTGGAAGACTTGAGAGTATCGAGAGTGCCGTAGAAGCAGAACTCTTACCGACAGCCAAGTTTGTTTCTATTTTTAACCTTTATCCGTCTCCTGAAGCAGATAACGAGCAGGATCTCAGTTACATCATAGAACGTACACAACTATCATCCGTTCAAGCCAGACAGAAGCTGACAGAAGAGTATGGCTACAATCCAGAAGCCGTAGCGGATGTGCTGGAAAACAAGTACACGATAGGTGGTTACGAACTCTCCAGACCAATCAACCCACACCAAGAGTCCTATCAGGAATCAGAGAAAGAGTACGAACTCTTGGAGTTTTGGGGGACTCTCGACCGGGACGATCTGGAAGGTTACATTGACGAAGATGCTCTCGGGATTCTCGAGGTGGCACCAGTTTGTGTGACAGTTCTTGGGAATCGAGTAATTAAAGCTTCTATCAATCCTTATGATGGGCAGATCCCTTACCACTTCTGTTACTGGCATGACAACACGCACTCCATCTGGGGTGACGGAATCTACTGGTCGATTCGAGATATCCAGAGCCTGATCAACTTTGCGATGAGCATGTACGTCGAAGGCAAAGAGATGTCTTCGGTACCGATGGTCGGCATGGACTCCAGCCAGCTAGCCGCAAATGAAGATCCGACAGATCTCTACCCCGGGAAAGTTTGGCAGTTCGCACCGGGTGCCGATGTCTCTGGCGCATTTCGCCCGGTATTGATTCCAGACGTGACCAACGGTCTGATGGAACTGATGCAGTTTCTTCAACGGGAAGCCAACTTATCCTCTGGTCAGTCTCCGATTGGCATGGGGCAGACTGCACCCTACCAGACCCGAACTGCTACCGGGATGTCCATATTGGACCGGAATCAGGCCCGTAGCACCGCATCAGTAGTTCAATCGATTTCGCACATGATGCGGAACACTTTAAATGGAATCTATCGGTGGATCTTAGTGGATACAGATGATCCGGAACTCCACTGTGATGCGGACGCACTCTGCACAGGCTACGAACGCTACATCGCTGAAGAAGTTCACAATCAGCAACTCCTTCAGTTCATGCAGGTTCTCCAGCAGTTACCGGGCCTAGCGGAAGAAATTCGAGTAGACCGTTTGGCAAAGCCGATCCTGAACGCCTTCAATCTGGAACCGGATGAGTTACTGAAGACTCCGGAAGAGAAGCAGCAAGCCCAGCAGCAAAAACAACAGATGCTGCAGATGCAGATGCAGATAGAAGCTCAAAAGAAACTACAGGAAGGACAGATCGATGAGCAGTTAAAGCGTTTAGATTCTGCTCTTGAAGAGAGACACAGTATCGGGAAGCAACGCAGAGAGTTGGAGATTCAGCGAATCCTCAAGATGATGGACATGGGCCAGATGGTTCAACCTTCTGATTTTTCAGATCTTTCCATCATGCTCAAGGAGGACCAACAGAGAATGGCCCAACAAAGATACCAGCAGGAAGTTCAAGCACAACAACAGCAAGCTGCACAGGAGCAACAACTCCAGCAGGTACTAGGAGAGATGCAACGTGAACAGATGGCAGCAAACCAAGGGGCAAACGTACCCCCTGACCAACGACGAACTGCAGGTCCTCCGGGGGCAGAAGCTATGGCTACACCTCGAGGAAATGCTGCAAACCCGAATAACGGAGGAAGTGGAACGACTCAAGTTACTGGTGACCCCGGAGGGTCTAGCCCAGCATAACTCAAGAGTCGGGAAGATTCAGGCATTTCAGGAAATTCTGAACTATCCCGACTACGTCAAAAACCTTTCTCGAGACACGAATGACCAATCCAGAAAAATTGGAAGAAGTTCCATCGACCGATGAAAACGTTGAAGAACTTCCTGTTGAACCTTCTAAAGAAGATATCTGGACCCAGATTTCTGTAGGAAAAGACCAAGTTAATTCAGAACCCGAACCGGAATCAGAGCCTGTTGCAGTCGACCCTGAACCAGAGCCAGATCCGGAACCAAAACCAGAGCCGAAACCGGAACCCACCTTGGAGAACGACCCCAAGTTGGCAAAACGCTTTCGAGACTCGCAAGAATTCATCTCCAAGTTAAAGGCTGAAAACAAGGAGATGAACGAATCATTATCTCGGTTACAGCAGGAGATCGAAGATCTCAAGAGAAACCGGGAGACACAACCCAAGCAGGAAGCACCACCTGACCCGGTGCCTAACCTACAGGAGTTGTTATCCGATTTGCCGCAAGACGTTCGAGATGAACTCGAGGCATTTCCCGAACTGTTTCGAGGAATGACTACCCTGTTGGACAAGCGTATCAAGCAGATGCAACAACAGGTAGATCCGGAGATTCAGGAGTTCAGGAAAGAAAGAGAACGACGACAGGTACAGGAGTCCCTGTCCAAAAGACATCAGTTGGCAAATACCCAACTTGGGATTCTCAACGCCCGGGAGATCGACTTTGATTCTCCGGTCTTTGCCCAGTGGGTTCTTGGAAGTGACTACCGTAAATCAGTGGTTACCAATTTTTCCAGCCCGGATGCTTTTGTAGACCTGATGCGATCCTTTCTTTTTGAATATCCAGACGAAGCCCAACGTCAAGAACCTACGCAACCCGTAGCCTCTACTCCACAACCAGATCCTCAGAAAATAGAAAGACGGAAAGCTGCCAGTAGTGTTGTCTCACGAAAGTCGGCACCCGAACGACCTAAAGCTGGAATTGCTTCTTTAGACGATAAAAGCAAGTTCTGGCATCAACTAACGCAGACTTAATAGGAGACCAAAATGGCTATTACGACTACCGCTTACGCTACGACTAGCGGTAATCTTTACGGAGACCTGTCAACCGAAGATGCGTTGACGATTCAAAGTAAGATGCTACCTGTAGCGAAGAAGAACCTGACTTTTGCTCGGTTCGCTCAGAAAGATACCAAGGGCCGCAATGACGGCAACGTCATGCGACACAGACGGTACAAGAAATTTCCTCTAAACGATACACCGTTGGGAGAGGGTAAACTGAGTTATGCCCCCTAATCTGGCGACAGGTTAGTGAAAATGCCGTGAATTGCTGGGAACTCCAGACCGGACAATCAGCAGGGAAGCCCGAAAGGGAACCTTCAACGACTATCCCGAAAGGGAGTAGGATCAAGCGATCCGAAGTGCGGCACACCTCAAGTAGGTGAAGATATAGTCTGAACTTTATAGGAATATAAAGCAGTCCTTTTGGACGGTCTAAGTCTAGCGAACTTAGATGAACACTTTTGGTAACTCCCGATTTTGACCAGCTAGAATCAGAAGTGGTCAGCACAACCATCCGCCAGTACGGTAGATATGTGCCTGTGACTGATCTGATGGAACTGCTGGGACAAGATCCCTACATCAGTAT